ATGAACTACAAAACAGTAGGTCATCTGATATTGAATCGGCAAGTAACGCAGCCTTAAGAGAAACTGTAGATAATTTTGTTGCAGATGCTAAACGTAACTCTCCTAAGTTTGCACTTTGGTATGACAGATTTCTTGAACAAGATGGATTTGGAGTTTATAAATAATGGTTCAACCCCCATTGAGTGGTAATAATTGGGAAGAGTTATACGGTCAAGGTGGTTCGCGCACCAACACTTCTGGTGGCTCAACTACTGCTAGTTCAGGTAATATTATTATTGGTGGTAAATCTTATCCTGTTGGTCAAGCATATGATTTGTATTCTAAAAGCCAAGACCAAAATACAAGAAGACAAATATTACAATACATCCAAGCATTTAACCCAGGTTATAATCCAAAGAATACTACTGCTGCTAACTCTGCTTGGAATAAAATACTTGATGGTTATTCATTAGGTGAGAATAGAAAAAAACCTTTTGATACTTGGTTTACTGAAGAAATAAATCTTAACCAAGATATGCTTGGTTTAGGTGATGGAACAACCACACTAATTCAACCATCTATTACAAGCAGAGAAGATGCTTACGATTATTTTAATAGTCTTATGCGTGACTATGTTGGTATGGATGCTGATGCTAAAGACTTTGAAAAATACTTTAAAGCATTAAACAAACTTGAAAAGACTAAAGTTTCTAAACAGAAAACTGTTCGTACAGGTTCCACTACTACACAAATAGTTACACCTGGTGTGACAAATGAAGACCGTGAAGAACTTGCTTTAGATTTTGTTTCTAAATATATTGACACTAAAGGTATTGAAAATGCTGGTGGTGCAATAGGTGCTAACCTTCGTGATATTCGTAGAATCGCTGCTGATTATAACGTTTCGTTATCTGATGCTGAGGTACGTCAATATGCTCTTAATGGTTTAAGAGATAAGACTTCTATTGAAACAGTTAGAACTAAAATTCAAAACACTGCTAAAGCAATGTATCAAAACCTTTCACAATTTATTGACCAAGGTTTAACTGTTAAAGATATTGCTTCACAATATATTAACAGAATGGCTAATGTTTTAGAGATTAATCCTGAAACAATTAAACTTGATAACAGGTATGTTCAAAATGCTTTAACAACTCTTCCTAACTTTACTGACTTTAACAAAATGTTACGTAACAGTCCACAATGGGAATACACAAACAATGCTCGTGAAGAGGCTGCAGGTTATGCAAATAAAATTCTTCAAGATTTTGGGTTAAGATAAATGGCAAAGGTAGATAAAAATACTGGTAGAGTAACGGTCCAAAAAGGGGACACTGCTGCATCTATTGCTAAAGCAGTAAGTGCTGCAACTGGACAAAAAGTTACTACTGCACAAATTAACCAAGCAATTTCTGCTAACAAAACTTTGGCTGCTAGACAAAAAGCAGGTTCAACTGTTTTGTTCTCTGGTACAACTTTTAAAGTTCCAGGTGTTACTGCTGCTGGTGCAACTCCTGCAGGTAATGCACCTATTGCTAAAACAATTACTAACAGGGTTACTAACGCTGATGGTAGTATAACTATTTTTTATAACGATGGTACAAGTGAAACTATTGGTGGTGCAACTTTACCTGACCCTGCTGCTGCAGCAAAAGATGAGAGTCGTCGTAGTGCTTTTGCTCTTCTTGAAAAAGAATTTAAAGATAACGGTTTAGATACTTTAGTTCCTGAGATTAAAAGATTTATGACAGAAGGATATGGTGCTGAAGAAGCATCACTTATGTTACCTGAAACTCAAGCATACAAGACACGTTTTGCTGGTAACGAAGGTCGTAAAGCATTAGGGTTACCTGTGTATTCACCAGGTCAATATATTACTGCTGAACAAACTTATCGTGATTTATTTAACCAATACAATCTTGGTGAACTTGCTAATCAAGAAACATATAACTCTTTAATTGGTGGGGCTGTTTCAATTGATGAGGCTAAGGCTCGTGTTGATAATGTGTTTGCTAGAATTGATAAAGCACCAGATGAATTGAAAACCCAGTTAAGCACTTACTTAAATGCTTATGGTGTTGGTGACCCAACTAAACAACGTTCACAAATTGCCCTTGCTTTGATGAAGGGACCTCAAGGTATCAACGAATTAGAAACAAGTCTTCGTAAAGCAAATATTCGTACAGGTGCAGCGCTAAGTAATATCAATGTTGCTGAGGAAAACATTAGTCAACTTGAAAAACAATTAAGCACAAGTGGTTTATCAACTGAACAGATTGGTAATCTTTCAAGAGAAGCCTATGCAAATATTGCAGAGGTTCAACCAACTATAACAAAACTTTCAGAAATTTACGGTGACCAAACACCTGGTCTTTCTAAAGAACTTGAACAAGAAGCGTTTTTTGGTTTAGCATCACAACGCCGTAAGAAACTTCAAGAAAGAGAGAAAGCCACATTTGGTGGACAAGCAGGTGTTTCAACTGCTTCATTAGCGCAGCGAACAGCAGGCGCAATTTAGACCCTCAGTAGGATAGACCAGCCCCTACGAGAGTAACAAGACTGGTAGCAAGAGCCATAGTATTTTCCCCGATTTATTATGAGGCTTGCGACTAACAAAATAGAATGGGAGCGTTGCGATGAGCAACACATATCAAGAATGGGAAGATGACGATGATGACATTAATCAAAGTCAACAATCAGATAGCGATTTATTAAAGCAACTTCGTAAGGAGTTGAAAACTAAATCTAAAATGCTTTCCGAAATGGAAGGACAACTATCTTCGATTAAGACTGAACAACGTCACAACGTTATTAAATCAGTTCTTGAAAGTAAGGGCGTAAGTCCAAAGATAGCAAAATTCATTCCTCAAGATATTGAGGCTAATCCAGATACTATCGATAACTGGATTGCAGAGAATGCTGAAGTCTTTGGTTTAACAGTACAGACGCCCGATGATGTGAAGCCTGATTTGGCTACACTCAGACAAATCGATTCTGTTACTGCTAATGCCCAGTCTCCTGCTGGACTTGATGATTTATATTTGAGATTACAGAATGCAGAATCTGCAGAAGAAATCACAAATATGATTTTTCAACAAGGTGGAGAGATTTAGGCTCTAACTACTAACTAAGGAAATAAACCGAAATGCCTAACGTATATACAGCGTTATCTGGCGGTACAGCAAATACTAACGGTGGTCTTGGTGGCGGTCAATATACAAGTGCTGATAACGTAGGAACCTTTACACCATCCAATGGTGCAGGTCTCGTACAAAAAGCATACGACCGTCTAGTTGAGTTCGCACTTCGCTCTCAACCATTACTACGTTCAGTCGCTGACAAACGTCCAGCACGCCAATCAATGCCAGGCTCATCTGTAGTATTCCAAATCTACAGCGACCTATCAAAGGCAACAACTGCTCTATCAGAACAAGTTGACCCAGATTCAGTAGCAATTGGTGCACCAACTGCAGTAACTGTTGTTCTTAACGAATACGGTAACGCAGTGTTGACCACTCGCAAACTGCAATTAATGTCACTTGCTGAAGTTGACCCAGCGATTGCAAATATCGTTGCGTTCAATATGGCAGATTCCATTGACGAAATTGTTCAAACAGAACTTCGCGCTGGAACAAACGTAATCTACGCAAGCAACGCTTCAGGTACACGCGCAACAGCAACAACAAACGTTACTGGTGCACATACCTTGAAAGCAGCAGACATCCGTCTTGCAGTTGCTAAATTGCGTGCAGGTAAAGCAGTTGCTCGTAAGGGCAGCCTATACTGGTGTGCAATACACCCAGAAGTTTCACACGACTTACGTGCTGAAACAGGTTCTGCTTCTTGGAGATTGCCTCACGAATACCAATCAAATGCTGAAATTTGGGCAGGAGAAATTGGAACATTCGAAGGTGCATACTTCATCGAATCCCCACGTATGTACAACGCCACCGATGGTGGTTCAAGTGCACGCGTGTTCCGTACAATTCTTGCTGGTCAACAAGCACTTGCTGAAGCAGTTGCTGAAGAACCACACGTAGTTATCGGAAACGTTACTGACAAATTGATGCGCTTGCGCCCAATTGGTTGGTACGGTGTACTTGGCTTCAAGCGTTATCGCGAAGAAGCATTGTACAGAATTGAATCTTCATCCAGCATTAACGCTGCATAGTTAGATTCAAATCAAATTTAAAGCCCCTGGGCAACTGGGGGCTTTACTTATTAGGAGAGTAAATTGCCAACATTTTTTCCACCAACAGTAGAAGAAGGACCAGCAGGGTTTGGTTTATTCTATCGCTATAAATTGTTACGTGGGATTAGTGTATTAAAAATTGGTAATACTTATTATAAAATTAGAGTTCCTTCTACCGACCAAGTTGATTCTTCTACAGAATATTATGCTGGAGGACACGAGCACAATGTTACCGAAGCACAAAAGACTGCACTTATTAACGCTGGCATCGGCATTACTGAAAGTAACTTTGAAGGATGATAGAGAACATTCTTGTAGCAGGTGCAACTGCAAGTGCAATTGCTTCTGTGTTTTTTGTGATTGCTCCAACAGTTCGAAAGACTCGTTCTATGATGGAATGGTTGGAAAAATTTCGCCGAGATTGGGAAGGCGAGCCTGGTGGTCCAGGTAGAGACCCTGTTCCAAGTGTGATGGAAAGATTGAATAGACTTGATGGCGAATTAAGCCACAATGGTGGTTCTTCTATGAAGGATGCTATTGAAAGAATTGAGAAAGCGTTAGGGACAAAGAATGAGTTTACACAGAATTAGAAAACATCCAGAGTTTGTTGAGGGATGTTTTGGTTGCAAGGCTTCCACTGTCGATTTGAACGCTGGTGAAGCATCCACTAGACTAACAATGTCTGCAAAAAAGTGGGACAATGAACTTGCGTTATATCGTACGGCTAGGTCTCAGGGTATTCAACCTGATACCACTAAGACGAAAGATATACGTAGGGCAATAGATGTATCAAACAAAACTGGAAGAGCATACGGAGCATAATATGATGTACGGTAAAAAAATGCCTAAAGGCAAAAAGATGATGGATATGAAGAAAATGGATTCAAAGAAAAAATCAATGGTTAAGATAAAGAAAACAGGAAAGAAGAAATAATATGTGCGCAACTTGTGGATGTAATTATCCTAATTTAGAACACGCTATGGCTAATGCTAAAGGCAATAACCCAATGGGTATGCCAATTGCACCTAAGCCATCAAGCATTGAAAAAGCAGTACCAAAAAAACCTAAAGGAAAATAATAATGGCTATCAAGGTTAAGCAATCAACTATTGATGAAATTAAAAAAATGGGTATGACTAAGGCTCTTGCTGCTGCTAAGACTCGTCGTACTCCAGAATACCAAGAAGCAGTTAAGCGTATGTATGGTGCTAAGAGATTAGCCAAGGCTACTGCTGGTTCTAAAACAACAAGAGGAAGTTCAATTCCTGCTGGTGGAGTTATGGGTTCTAAAAGGTCTAAAGTTATGGCTGGCCCTGTTAAGTCAACTCTTAAGAAAACTGCTGTTAAACGTAACGCTGCTGGTAAAGTTGTTAAGAGGCAAAGTTTTGCTGATTTAACTCCTGCTCAACAGAAGGCTGTTACAGCAAAGATGAAGGCTGACCGTAGTAAAACTTCACGCACAATAGGTAAAGTTGTTGGTGCTGTTTCTGCACCGTTTGGTCCTCTTGGTGCTGCTGCTGCAGTTTATGGTACAAGAGATATTAGGAAGAAGAAAAAATAATGATGAAAGACTCACGCCTTAAAAAGGCTGGAGTCTCTGGTTATAACAAGCCAAAGCGGACTCCTAGCCATCCTACTAAGTCACACGTTGTTGTAGCAAAAGTTGGTTCACAAGTTAAGACAATCCGCTTTGGACAACAAGGTGTTACTGGGGACAGAACACCAACTAAACGTCAAGCATCTTTTAAAGCACGTCACGCAAAGAATATTGCTAAAGGTAAGATGAGCGCAGCCTATTGGGCGGATAAGGTTAAGTGGTAATGGCTTACACTAATTCAGCATTACGTGAACGTTTAAAAAATAAAATTATGGCAGGTTCAAAGGGTGGGGACCCTGGTGAATGGTCTGCTCGTAAGGCTCAACTTCTTGCTATGGAGTATAAAAAATCTGGTGGCAGATATTCTGGTTCTAAAACCAGTAAACAAAAATCTTTATCTAAATGGACTAAAGAAAAATGGAGAACATCTGATGGTTCTCCTTCTAAAGGAACTAAACGTTATTTACCTAGTAAGGCTTGGGAGTCTTTAACTCCTGCTGAGAAACGTGCAACTAATGTTGCTAAAGCAAAAGGTAATGCTAAAGGTAAACAGTTTGTAGCACAACCAAAACAAATACAAAAGAAGACTGCTAAGTATAGAAAGAAGAAATAATGTCAGGTAGATACAATATGGTCTGTGACCA